TTTCCGTAGCCGTTAGGACCATCCATCCACATCTTGGTAATCATATGACTAACACGATCTAGATTGATTTTTAAATCCTGAGGATGATCAACTTCCCCTAGCACAGAGTAACCTCCAGCGATCTGCTCGTTGAGCGTTTTGACAGCCTTGCCAATTTCTTGAGAAGAATAAACACGTTGGTTTGCATTGCGGATATCTCCCTGAATGCAAATACCGTTTAAATGCAGCGACTTTTTACCGTCGCTGCCTTCTTCGCTCTCCAAGACAATCTTAGCCTGATCGTAACTCAAGTGTTCTGCTAGCGTAAGTTTCTTCACCGTTAGGTCCTATTATCTACGACCACGGAAAAGGCTTTGCTTGTTGTCAGCTGATTCTTTAGCACCAGCTTTCTCAGCACCATGTCCTGGCTCTTTCTTAGAGAACGCATTACCGTTCTTAGCGCCTGGAACATTGATGTTACCAGCATTCTCTTCTTTTGCTTTATTGTTTGCTAATCCGCCTGCTGTGCCTTTGTCGCTGGTATCTTCCATGCCAAACTTTAAAGATGCACCACCCATGTCATTCTTGTTAAACTTTAGACCACCACCGCCGCCGTCAGCTTTTTCAGCTTGACCTTTCTTTTCTGCGCCGTGACCTGCTGGAACTTTCTCAACATATTCACGAACGGTTTCTAGATCAAAATCATCTTTCATTTTGTCATCGCCCATGTCGCCCATGTCGCCCATGTCGCCCATGTCATCGCCACCTTTGAGTTCATCAAATTTAGCCTGTAGTTCATCTACGATAGCGTCTAGATCTTGGAAAAGTTCTTCTTCAGACTTTTCTTCCATGTCGTCGTCACCCATTTCTAGATCACCTTCTAGGTCATCTGTGGGATCACCGCCCATCATATCTGGATCTTCGTCATCGCCTTCAACAGCGATGTCTTCGAATTCTTCTTTCATATCGTCGTCGTTTTGATCTTTCATTTCCTCGTCGTCTTCTTCTTCAGCGATTTCGCTGTCGATTAGACTTTCGTAGATTTCACGAGACTGTTGTACCACGTACTCGTGGAACAATTCTTCAGCTTTTGCTTGGTCGTCGTTTACGATGTGTTCAAGCATTTGTTGTAACAGTTTTTGATCTGCCATGTTATATTCTCCTTTGTATAGTCAAGGCTGTAAGTTATTTAACACTAAGATTACAAACGGGTGTTAAATGGTAGTTTTTTGATTGATTTGATTGGAATATATAGTGCCCGGAAACGTTTTATCAAATTCCTCAAAGGTAATATGGCTGAGGTTTGATAATGCAGGGCCTAGTTTGTCTGGTATAAATGCACTGGGATCCGCCACTCTAAAGAACTTTACGTGGCGAAATTCCTTGATAACTTTTTCTGTTTGGCTGAGCCAATTACCAAAATAAGTAGCAGCATCTGAGCTTTTTTTATAGTTGTGTGTGTTGGCATAGACGTTGTTGAACTTGCCGTTGTCGCCTTGATAATCAAAGCCAAATATGTAGATCTGTTGATGACCCTGTGTAGCAGCAAACCATAGTGCTGTGGGTCCAGAACTCCAACCTTTGTGAGGCGAAAAGAAGTTGATATTGTGTTTGGTGCTGATGCCTTTGTTTGGGTTAGTCCAGACCTGATGCTTTTTGTGATAGCCTGCACCTATGATTTCGTTGACCATTTTCACATCTACAGATATCAAATAGTGTGGAGCATATTCTCTGTACTGTGCATTGCAGCCATAGACTATGCCGCGATTCATTAGGCTGACATGATCTAATTTCAGTCTGCTAACGCCGTTTCCTATTACGAATGCAGGATTATGCTGTAGGTGCTGCTTCTGCTGGGGTTGCATACATTTGTCTAATAAATCCCAGTTCTGACTCTGCTTCTACTTGATGTGCTTCTGCCTGTAATCTCAGTTGATTAATCTGACGCAGGGTCAAACGTATTTTTCTAGTATCACTTTTTTTGACCACAGACGAATCTCTGCTAGCATCGTATCTGCGATCATTAGCAAAATCGTTGGTTTTTTCGTTAAAATAAAAAAATTCGTTTAGAAGCATAATGTATTTATTATTGAACTGGTACTTCTGTGGGTACTGCTTCTGCACCTTCTGCACCTGCTTCTGCCGCAGCTGCCATGTCTGGTGGTGCTTCTGCCGTCTGGGCAGCGGCATCTGCTGCCATCCCGCCTGCTGACACTCCTACACTTCTTAATTGGCTCTGTGCATCTGGGTCTGATTTCAGCACAGCACCATTTTCTTCTCTCCACAGTTTTTCATTTTCTTTAATTTCTTCTTCAGACATGCCCAAGAATCTCTTCATTGCAAATCGCTTGCTGAGCTGCGGGATAGCTATAACCTGTGTAAATGTAGCTGCCCGAGCAGTATCTAGTTCGCTTTGCCTATAGGCCGCAAAGTTCTGTGGTGCATTGAATTTTAACTCAAATAGACCATTGTCTATGTTTATACCTTGTGAGTTCAACCACAGTTTAAATTCTAGATCAAACGTTTCTACGATCATTGACTGTAGACGTTTACAGTATTCGTTAAATCTTAGTTCTTGTATGTAGGCAGTGCCTACTTTACCATCAGCCATGGTATTAGGCTGTTCATCTATGGCCGTAGGCAGATATGAACTAGGTATACGCAGAGCACGGAAAAGCTTGTTGGTAAAATACCGCAGGTCAGTGATTTCCCCTAGATTAGTACCGCCGGGCAGTGTTTCAACTTTTGATCCACGACCTTCTGCAGTTTGGGGGAAGAAGTAGTCTTCATTGACACTAAGTGGGTTATATGAAGCATCTATAACATTAGCGCCGCCACCGGTTGAGCTTGGAATACGACGTTGTTGGATTTCATTTTTCACACGTTCAACGAACGCCATGGCCATGTGTGCTGGCATATTACCCACGTCAACGTAGAATATGCGTCTTTCTGGAGCACGCTGTATGCGATAGATAATAATAGCATCTTCCAACAGTTCTTTCTGTTTATATACTTTAAAAACGCTTTCTAGTATGCTGTTGCCAAAAGGATAATTGTTGTCTAGTCCTTCGCTCATAGATATGTGTATGACATGCTTGGCATCTACAGTGACTTCGTTGGTCTGTGTGCTGAATCTAGTACCTGGTGGCTGTGAAGCTGTGCCTACCATGCCGCGTCCATAGCTACCGCCTGTAGTATATGAGCTGGTGCCGCTGGGTGCTGTATTTGAAGTTCCGTGCGGTGTCACAGCAATCATTTCTTTAAAGTTAAAATTGATGTCTCGAATTATATACTGCTCAGGCAACTTGCCTTCTGATTCATTGACAATAATTTTAGTTACTTTGGCAGCATCCACAAACAGCCATTTTTTAGTTTCAGGATCTCTCACGAAGAAACAGTCACCATATTTTAATGCGTTTCTAAAAATCCGAAATATACGAGTTTCAAACTGTTGCTGCTTGCTCCATTTCTGTAGGCTATCTTTCAACAGTTTGACTTCGGTGGCAGTAGGACTGCCTTTGAAAAATGTATTGAATGGTGTGCGGTTTTCTTTGTCTTTTTGAGTGCAAAATTCTGTAAGTATATCTAAGGCAGCATTGACTTCTGAATCCATGTCCATGGTGTCATACTGCATGTAACGTTCTACACGATTAGGCGCACCTGCATAGACATCTGGAAGAAAACTAGAGTAATTAGCACGAGCTGGTCCTGGTCTGCCGCGGCCACTGATCGGACTCATAGATCCACCTGAATTGTCTATTTTCACAGGGGTAAAGTGTTTTTTCCAACTCATTGTTGATCCTTAAACTGATTTAAATAGATCTTTGGTAAGACCTCTAGCAGCCACTACTGTGGCATAGGTGTTGTCTGTGGTGTTGTGAGCATATTTCAGTAATTGTTCCATCTTTGTATTTAAGTTAGCCAACAGTGTTTCTGCACTTTCTTGGGTCTTAGGAGTAGTCTCCTGGTCAGTCCTTCTTGGATCTGATTTGGCAGCAGCAGCTCTGGCTTCTTCGGCAGCCTTTGTTTTAGCAGCTGCTTCTTCTGCTTTTTTCTTTTCTGCATCAGCTTCTATAGATTTTTTGGCTGCGTCTGCAGGAGCAGAGGCTGCAGTAGCAGTGCTGCTGCGCTGTTTTGCCAATGTTTCTGCTTCTGTTAGAGCTTTTAGTTTGGCTTCGGCAGCTTCAATTTTTTCAGCAGCAGCTTTCTTTTCTGCACCAGTTTTAGCTGCTGCTAGTTCTTTGTCTGCTGCTTCTTTGTCTTTGGTGATTTCATCTTTCTTGATACCTATTTCAACTGCACCACCTTGTTTCTCACTGAACTGTTTTAACAGTTCTTCTGGACCAGCAGTATAGTCCATAGACTTTTCAGCTGCTTTGGCTGCTGCTTCTCGTCCAGCCAGTTCTTTTTGTGCAATTTTTTTGTTAGCTTCTGCAAACAGACTTCTTTCTTTGATTGTTTTTTTATTTTGATCTACTTCAGCAAGTTTTGCAGTTACTTTAGCATCTTTTTCTTCTTTCGCTGCAACAAGCACAGTGTCACGTGCTTCGGCTCTAGCAGCTCTTTCTTTTTCTCGTGCTTCATAAACTTCTTTACTTATACCACCAAAAGCATTAGGTAGTTTTACCCTTATGCTATCTACTAATCCAACAAATCCATCTACAACTCCTGCCATTAGTGATTTAATACCTTCTACACTAAAATACTTTCTAAAGGTCTGCCATGATTCTGATATCACTGTTCCAAGAGTTTTAAACATGTCTACCACAAATTGTGACTTCAATACAGTTTCATTAAACCATTTGTACATGTCTGTGACTACACCTACCACTGCGCCTATGATAGCTCCTAGTATCTTAAATGCTTCTCCTATCACAGATCCAACTTCAATGATAGTTTTCTCTAGCCAATCAAATCCCCCTGCTAGATCATTTGTGGTGCTGTAAATATCAGTCATTGCGGTCCAGAGTTCACTGAATGGCTGCATGAGACCTTGCACAGCTTCAAACAATCCACCAAATGCTATTTCTAATCCTACTACTACACTGTTCACAATGCCAAACAAGAAATTGAATGCCTCGTCGACGACATCAATTACACCTTTGAAATCTTCAAATTTCATGCTGACGCCTGCTAGAGACTTGCCAATCTTTTCTACCATAGGTCCAAAAATCAATTGCAGTCCTAGACTGATCTTTTCAAACAGTGCAGAGACCACTGCTAGCACTGGTGGAAAAACTTTTTGGAAAATTTCTACGATAGGTCGTATACCTTTGTCCAGCGCCTGTAATGCTGGTACAAGCACTGCATTGGCAATGTCTGCTACTAGTCCAACGGCACTGATTAACAGATCTAAAAACCCACTGTTGGCTAATATGCCTGTGAAAGTATTACTGAGACCAGATAACACTTCTTTCATTTTGTTCATTTTTTCATTGAACTTGTCTGTGTTGGCTGCGGCTTTTTTCTGTTCTTCTGTTCCTTCTTTGAGTGCGTTA